AGTCCCGTCTTTTTGGGTGTTTGCAAGGATGGTCTGAATCGAGTTAAGATTTAGCTCATACTCCTTCAAACCGCTTGAGATCGGAGTAATGGCAATAGACTTACCCATGGCAATCGCGGAGTCTACCACCCGGTTAGTGATATTCATGATCGCGGTAACTCCGGCAGCACCCATCGCGCTGAACGACAAGGTTGCCCGCCCCGCAGCTTCAACGATCGGATTCAGGTTAACCTGACTAGCTTGCTTGTTAAGTTTATCGAGACCTCCGCTGTCTCGATCAAACTTCAGGGCTTCCTTCAATTTTTCAAGTGAGCCTAGGGTGGAGGACACTCCGTTTTGAAATTGTTGTCCGTCGAACTTTAGTTCTACGATACGACTATCAACCGTATTCATTTGGTAATGGCCCTCCATCCGTCTTCGGCAATCTTGTCAAATATAGGTTTCATAGCTGGGTTTATGTAGTCTTGACCGACAACATATCCGCCGTTTCTAGTTCCGTGTCCATATTGAAGAAGGATGGCGATTATCTGACCATCAACGACGTTTGAGTTACTCCACTCGATAGATATCGTGCTTCCTTTTTGTACCACCGTGTAGGTCCAGGAATTAGAAGTTTCTCCGGAGTCTTTTGGTGTAGCCCTAGACAGGGCCTCGACGCCTCGATCTCCGTACGCCTCAAGAATCTTAACAATTCTTCGGATTTTCATGCGTTCTAGGAAATTCTCAGTATCATCGTACGACCCGCGTGACCTAATCGAGAACAAGATACCGCCGTCCTTCCTTAAGAGAGGTTGTTAACCAACGCCACAAGCTCGGAAACTGAAGGAAGTGTTGGTTTTGTTTTAGAAGTGCCATAAATAAGATTCTCGACTTCGACGATGGCGCTTGGGGACGCGTACCTAGTGTCGAGTATAAGATGCGATGACTCTCTGACGCCAGCGATTGATACCGGAATGGTGCTAAGTTTAAACGAGAACGGCGTCAAAGTCATAGAATCGCCAACGGTCGTGTACGAGGTCCCATCGATCACCGCGGAAATATTATAGACAATGTGAATCTTATAACCTCTAGCTGAATTCACACGAAATGAGAATGAGAATGGTTTATCATCTGCTTCCGTGTTCAACATGGTTCTAGCGTCATTGAACGCTAGAATATGATCTTCGAAGATGCTAGGATAGGTGAAAGATTCGACCGTCAAAGAGAAATCACCCTTGTCTTGGTCTAACCCATACATGGTCCCGTCGAAATATAAAGACCGCGGATCGGCTTCGTTTTCGTTCTCGGTGACCCGAACCAAACCGTCCCATGGAACAGCGTACTGGTTCAAATATAGTTGCTTGGACACTAAAGTACTAGAGTTGTTGCCCCAAGCTCCGCCGAAATATAGAACCCCTCGATCGACCCCAGAATCATAATCTCGAAACGCATTAGCCCAATTTAATTTAGCCATAACACTCCTATCTTATAAGTTCATACAATTCTTCGGGTCTTGGCATTACGGGGTTTGTTGTCTCGGTTCCGTAAATAACCTTTTCTAGTAAATCCAAAGCTTTCGGTCGAATTCCTCCAGAATATACCACCAGCGTGGACGTTGGCGGAGCGATAATCCCCCTAGGTTCGAGATCTGTACGATTCAACGATGTGAAATATGTGTACGTCTTATGGTTGACTGGAACCGTGGTGATACGCCAACTGCGAAGAACCTGTCCGGACTGAATCGTATCGTGAGTGACATCTTCCGGTATTGCGTAAGCATTGTAGACAAAATGAATCTTGTACTGCTGCTTAACGTGGGGATCTGCGCTACCGACTAATGTCCTATATGAGAAATCAAATAGTTTTTTGGGTTGATTATCGGCAAATAGCCCCGGAGCTATTTCTGCATGACCGGTGTAGAGGTAAAGTTCATGCGGTTCTGTGTATGCATACACTTTAACTTTGAACTCTGGCTTTGTGGTTACAATCGAGTACTTACGACCGTCTATGTACTGGCTTTCTTCCTCGGAATCGGAATAGATCTCGTCGACCTGTGTGAGGCCATTCCAAGCCACCCCTACGCCACGATTTTGTGGGTAGAAAACTCCACGGTCAATGCCAGTTTCGTAAGTTTTGAACTCTAGAGCGCCCCAATTGAGCCTAGTCATTAGTTCTGCTACCCCCTAGTTCCGTATTGTTCTCTTCGCTGAGCATTTAACTCTCGATTCCTTCGTGCTAGGTCCCCACGACTTGTCTTCTTTTGCGGTTGATTCTTCACGTTACAAACCCGTATCAAAGTCAATAACCGATTAAGATGCCACGTTTCGCATTGGATTGGGATCGAGAACGATATCATCCAGTAATAGATCAACTCCGAGGTTATAGTCTCTCTACTTGGCGCAGTAGGTTTGTCCACGAACCAAGTAGCAGTCTGCTTGGCGTTTATGTATTCTAGAATGTCAGAGTAGTTTTTAGATGTAAATCTATGCACAACGTCTACTGGGGGATTTTCACCTACCAACATATAAGTCATGTAGTCCATGATCTCAGCTGTGGTTTTCTCTTCCCGCCCGAGGAACGGCTTTTCGTGTTTTGACTCCCATTTTGACAGTGAGACTAGAGAATGCTCCATCAACACCGTCAAAGGTTTTGCTATGACAAATTTGCCTGTCGTTTCGTCATAGAGTTCTTGCGTATTGACGTGAATCTCAAGCATTCTCTAGTCCACCACCTTTAAACTACTTGTTGATCAGTTTGCTTTCGACAAAATGGAGATTACCTCGAGAGGGAGCGGTAGCTTAGCCTCTGTTGCGGCTCCACCGTAGAGTTTGGTCTCCAAATCAGCCAGACCGTCCGGATCGGCGGTCTTAGAATCCACAACAACTAGTGAGGTAGGCTTAAAACCGGGGACATCTACTGGCGTGGTTGAGATCTCCCAACTAAATGTGATAGCTTCTGGCGAATCGTTTACTGTTGCGTAGGCCTTCTCCGACGGAGCAGCAAGACACCCATAAACAAGATGCAACTTGTAACCATAGTCGTTCAGTTCAAGATCGTTTCCAACTTTGGTTCGGTAGCAGAAGCCGAAAGTTTTCCTCTGCTGTTGTGCGATAGTGGCCCCGATGGTAAGCGTCGCGGTTCCGTCGCACTGACCAAACTCCTCGGGGTATGTGAAGGCCTCGATCGTGAGAGCAAACTCCTCAGCCGAAACCAAGTTCAGGTACTTGATGTTATCAGCATACTGGGGGTTCGGCTCTGCCCCAGAGGGAGATTCTGTAACCGTGGTCAGACCACTCCATGCAAAGCCTGTGTTGTATACTCCGGAGGAATCCGGGATGTAAAGAACGCCTTTATCGACGCCCGTCTCATAAAAACGATCGCCTACTGTATCCCACTTCAAAACAGCCATTTCTATTTCCTTTCTAGAAATAGATTGTGAAAACGTCATGGTTCAGATTATCCGCAATATAAAAGCGATCGTGAGCGCACAAGGGCAACTTTGAGATCGCATCAAGATACACGCTATCAGCATTCCTATCTATCAGGGTGAGTGTGTACTTGATGGCGCTTTTGTAAAGGGAATTGTTTGCAAAGTCCACCTGTATCCTAGATCGTTCATAGACTATACAAGGATACTGCATCTTGATGTTTGCTGGTGGCTGAAAGTACACAAAATCGCTATTTAGTATCGCCTTAAGCGCAGCGTGAAGTTCAATTCGTGGGGCCATTATACACACTTCCTAGCGTGAGAAGTAGACGGGGGCGCTGAACCTCAACATTTGTCACAGTCCAAACAGCCCCCGCCCACTTAACATACCTGATATCAAAGAAGTGTTGATTGGCGTACGAATCGGTCACGATGCTAATCGAGTTATTGACGGTGATGTCGTCGTTTAGTTTTTCACCATTAGTCATAGTTCTTGAGATTCGAACAACATCACCGTAATAGCAGACTTCGGTGATTTCGTCAACCCAGACACCAGATCCTGGTGGGTCCTCGACAGCTTTTCCGTAACCAACTGGACCGTAAAACCTCGCCATCGTGACTCCTATTTTGAATTGGTATTAGGAGCGCATGAAGCTCCAGGTGGTGCGACCGGTAGCGAAGTAGTAGCCGTTCTTTTCTAGGGCATTAACTCGGAGGGTCTGACCCGAAGTCAATACGATACTGGAGCCGCCGGCCAAGACTTTGCCGTCACCATCGAGGTACGAAACGCCGGTAACAGTCGGGATGGTGACTGTGTGGGTGGCCGGG